ATCAAAGATATTTAAAATTATTTCGGAACATATTTATAACATAAATGGATGATTGTTACAGGGTTAAGTGCGGCCATAATAACCGCACTTTTTACTAGACCTGAGGGTATGCCGAGATTACAAAATCTTTTGCCGTACTCGGATCGATTTCACCGCTTTCCAGTTTTGCTTTTTACTGCTCTACTTTTCCACCAGCAAACATATATGGGTTTACATAGCCTATATATGTTTCAGGACTAAAATCTTCAGGTTGTGCCTTAACTAACTCACCTAAAGCCCATTCATAAGGGATTTTGTCCCACCCTGGCACAGCTTGGATGGTGAAAGTATTTACAGATAAGGATTCTTTCCCTTCATCTTTTTTGGCTTTTGATACATACGATGCAATAGTGACAAATGTACTATTATTGACATAGTCAACTTGCAAGCCTGTGACTGCATGATGTTCTGACATGGCGCCAGTACGAATATCTTCGATTTGTTTTGTGATGTATTTCATTTTTTTACTCCAATAAAAACCGCACATAAAAAGTGCGGTCATTTCGTTAAATTATCTACCTATTGGTAGATTGTTCTTGCGTCAGATACAGCGTAAGCTGTAAAGCAGATTTTTGGATTACCTTTGCTTATGTTAAAAATCTCTGGCGGGTGGTTTCCTCTAGATGTTTTTGAGTAATAGTATTCTTTTCGTTCGTTAGCATTGACAACAAAGCTAACGTCAGAATTAACGATAAACACAATGCGTTTAACTGGTGATGGGTTGATCTGAATTGTAGCGGTATAGAAAGTGACCTCATCACTTTTCGAACCTAATGTTCTCATATTAATATTTGCTACAAACACCTCACACAAATTCCCACCGACCAACTGATTAACCTCAAGCGTGCCAGTAAATTTACCAGTTACGCCTTCGAGCCTTGCAGCTCTGATTACGCCACCTTCAACAATTGCACCCTTTACTGTGCCACCGTTTACCACTGCACCATTAACTGTTCCGCCATTTACTGTTGCACCGTTGACGGTATTACCAGTAATGACCCCACCAGTTATTCTAGGCGATCTAATTTCCTGATTGGCCTGAATGTGGTCGCCACGGATTGTGTTAGCAATAATGCTTCCACCATGCACTTCGGTTACTCCTGCATTTTGCCATGGGCTAGGCTGAGTGCTTGTAGCAAGACATTCTTCAAGCATTGGGCGTGCCATATAAACATCGGCATATTTTATATTTTTAACAAATCTGTTAATTCTAAATATCAACAACACCTTTCCTGTTTCTGGCGCCTGAAACTTAACGAATGCCCGAGGAGTATTTTGCGCAACACCATGCTCAAAATATCCACTTGGTGCATCTAAAAACTGCGGGAATGGGTTTGTCACATTTCCAGAACTTACATTAGCGCTACCAATAAGCCCTAGATAAGATTTTTCGTTGGCCGAATATTTCTCCACGAGTAATTGCCCGCCACAGAAATTACAGCCCACATAGCTTGAAAAGATGTACCATTTATCTTTTACTACACTTACCATGCAACGGATCACATCAACCCAAGGCATTCTATCGGCGAGTGTATTGAATTGAGTCTCCGTTCCGCTAAACGTTAAAATTCTCCATCTCTCATTTTGTAATCCATTCGGATGATATCTATTCGCATCATTTCTACTGCGTTGTACAACATTAACGTTTGGGCAATTTGACCAATCGCCGCCTTTTACACCGGCGTCACGCCATCCGTAGGCGTCATTATCAAATAGCGGGTTCATTAAGAGATTCCCACCGCCACCAGATGATAACTTATCTCTCGTCACAGACCCGGCCACAACCAAATCACCACGAATACCGACTTGCCCATTTGCAACAGAAAACACTGGTTTTACATTACCATCATTCGCATTTGCCACAATTCCGAATTTATCAGCCATAACAATGACCGAGCTTTCTTCTTGATTTGCACCAAGTGCGATACCTGCAACAGCAGTCCGTCCACCAGCAATAGCTTGTGTTTTAATTGTGTGCATCGAGCTAACTTTGCCATTAAGTCCTGCTACAGCACTACTCACCTGTGATACTGTTGATTCTGCATTTCCAACTTTAGCGGTTAAGGCGTTAATTTGTTGTGCGTTTGCCTTATCACTTTGAGTTTGCGCTTGTCTTACTGCAGTAATGCCTGATAAAGCTGATTCGGCCTTCGCTGTTACAGTTTTGATGGTTTCAGCTTGTGCTTGGTCTGCTTTTTCAAGATTTTTAATTGCGGTTCCTGATGATTGAGCTTGTGCAGCTATTTGAGCTAATGCACCTGCGACAGCGGTTTGTCTTGTTTTAGCTTCTTCACCAACAGCATTATTAATATCGGCTTTAATTGAGTTAATAAGCTCTTGACCAAGTTGTGACTTAGTGATTTTACCTTCTAACGCATTTAACAAGTTATCAGGATTATGATCTGCCTCACCAAATACGGCCGCAGTAAACTCCCCTTTGTTGTCGTTTTTATCGCCGCAACGCAACCAAAAATAATATTCCGCGCTCAACGGCACGCCACTCATAACATAGTTATTTTGTGGGTATGGCAAGGTTGCCACTTTAACCGCTTTGCTAATATCATTAGTTGCACTGCGCCAAACCTCGGTATAGTTACCAACAGTTGCTGTCTTTGGCAAATCCCAATCAAGCTCGATCGCAAATAATAGCGATTTAGTTACAAATCGAGGGATATTGAGATTAATCTCAAATGTACGCGTTACTGGATCGGATAATTGACCCGAGCTGTTTTTGCTGCGTATCTCTACCGTATAGCTTCCGTTCGGGAGATTATCGAAACTAATCTCCGGACTGTCTAAGTCTAAGTGAGTGCTGTATAGATTGCCGTTACGGTATAACTTAACGTCATACTTAACGGCTCCTTGATTTGTTGGCGTGGTCCACGTTAATTTAACGCCACCATCACCAAAGCTAACATCCGCATTGGCGGGCTTGTTAACACCTGCGCCATGAGATGTAGTAACGGACGGCATAAAGCTAGCGCTACCATCAACAATAGCTTCTTTTTGTGGCTCATGTTGTAATGCGGTAATGGTATAGCTTCCGTCGTCATTTTCGGTTATGCCTAATGCGCGGTAGAGTTGCGTTGACACTACGCCTGATTTAAGTACCCAGTTATCAAAAATACTCAATCCTTGCGGCGTACTATCAAGCTCAATGATTGCCGGATTAGATTTATCGACCGACTTAATTTTGATTTTTGTCAAACCATCGGTAGTGATGTAGTTTAGATAGCTCTCTCCCTTAATCTCTACAGGCTGATCTAACGTGACCTTTTTACCACTGATTGCAACAACTCGCCCGCCTAAAACTTTGCCGGCATAGTTGTTATCTGCGACCTCGATAATGTCACCAGGCAAGTGCATCAAACCTTGGCGGCCAACGGTAAATGTAATCGTGCATTGCTCAAGGCGCGATGTCTCCAATACCCATTTCCCGTATCTGTGCGCTTGTCCTCGGCTTGTGCAGCCAAACGCCGTCATTTTTTTGACATTGTAGCCGTAACGGGTAATCATGTTATCATCAGCAACGTACTCAATCGCTTTTTGATATAAGTTGCGCTCGTCCGCATACTCAACCTCAACCGCGGTAAAAATCGCCTTACCTGCGGTGTATTGCCGGCTAAATTTGCCGTCAACTACGTTTGATTGACTGTATAAGCACACCGGGTCGGTTGGTCTATCTTGGATTGCGGTAAATTGCGTACCATCCCAAACTGCAATAGCTCTAAATACGGACGCCATATCAGAGATGACGTTATAAGCGTCTCTTTGCTCGGTAATCCATAAGTTAGATACCATGCGCGGCTCTTTACCGCCGTAGCCGTCATCTACAAGCTCATCACAATATTTGGCAATCTCATACAGCATAAATTTATCAATGCCAAAATCGCCAATGCGCTCACCCAAGCCCGCTAATTTATCTGTTATAAGGTCGTAAAAAATCCATGCAGGGTTATTGGTCCACCCCATTTTAAAATCACCGCGCCACAATCCCGGTGCGTACGTGCGCGCTTCCGGGTCGTAAGTTGTCGGGATTTTGATAATACGCCCATACAGCAAAAAGTTGATGTTGGGAAAATTTGGGTTGTATCGGCTATCGGTCTTAATGCCGACAATAGCCATATTTGGATAGCTTAATTTGGTGTCGATAATCTCTGTGTAACTTACCCAATGCGTGCCATTTTGTAAGCGTTGAGATTTGCTATCCGCAGTCACGCGTTTGACGGTAACCGTAAATGGTCTTGGCGGTAAATCATCTATGATGTAACTGCGGTAAAATCGGGATGACGATTTACCCTCGATCTGATATGTTCCGCGCGGTGTGTTGTTAACCAAAACCTGGAAATCAACAGACGTGCCGTGTGTGTCCCCTTGATCGTTTTGTGAGATCAATGCGTTTACACCGATCGTTAGACGTAAGCGTGTTACATCTGGATCTATAACCGATCTCGTAATAGGATGTTGCTGTTTTACCTCTGCTCCAACCGATACCTCTCGCTCAGATGCTTCAAATCCCTCTAATGGCTTTTGGTCTTGATAGCCTAGATTGTATTGGATCTCTGTGTTTTTAAAGTTAAAACTAGCGGCATCATTATCATCTACACCATTAGCATTTTGGATCGGTGTATTGTCAAAATACGTGTCTTTCCATTTGTTCGCTGGCCCTTTAATTGGTCCGAGCGAAATTAAACCGATTGCGCGTAGCTTTTGCGCCGAGCGTAAAGAGTCTGGCGCCTCGTGCGGAGTATGTCCGCCGCCGCCTTTTGAACTGCCACCCATCTATTAATCCTTAAAATAAAAAACCACGCATAAAACGTGGTCTAAATGAAATCTATTTTTTACTTTGTCGGCATATCGTCAAACGTCTCAACCCCTTGTGATATAAGCACAAGACTTGTTAGCATTTTGCCGTACAGCAAAGGGATTGGTCTGCCTTGAGGGGTTAAGTTTTTGATGTTGCTAAACGAGGTGCTTTGTTTTTTTTCGCCCTCTTTGCCGTAATCGCTCATGCTTGGCACCTTGGCAAGCATTGTCATTACTCCACCTAAAGCCATAGCGGCACCAGTAACACCAAACATTAACGCTGACCCATAACCCACGCCGTACCATTGATAACTGATAATACTGGCGGCGATAATGACAATCCCGGCGACAATTTGAAACACCCCTCCGTTTTTACCTGCCCCAGCAATTACAGGTGTTAAATGCACTGTACAACCATCTTTGAGATCAATGATTGGAGTTGTCTTGAGTTGCTCCTCGGATAGATACTTACTACCTACACGGATTTTATAATAGCCTTTGCGGATGTGCTGTCTAAGGCCTTTAATTTGCGTAAATAACCCGCTCATGAGCTCTTTAAAATTGCTAACCTCTAGCTCTATCGGGCTATCTGCAAATCGTTTAAGATCGCCGTAAAATTTAACTTGTACCAATCTCCAAATCTCCATATTGAGTGAGTGTGCTTGAGCCAAAATCCGTTATACGGTACACGCGCCGATAATCTATCCTCGCTGTGGTGTATCATCATTTGGTTACCCAAATAAACCCCGGCATGATTAGCTACATCGGCGCTGACTTGGATTAGGATAATGTCGCCAAGCTGTACATCATCCTCTTGCATCAACTTGTAAAATCCGCATCGTTGCAATCCCTCCTCGTACAAATTAGAGGATTTAAACCAGTCAAACGGATACTCTGACTTATCATCTAAATCAATACCGGACAACATATAGCTGTCTAATACGATATTGCGGCAATCTTGTTTGTTGTGTTCAAACTGTCGCCCGATCAGAGGTTGGATGTTGCGAAAACACTTAATATCACCATCAACCACAAGCCAAAAATCTAAATCTAACCGCACTTGGCAGCCTCTATCCGCCGTGGACAAATAAGGCAATCCGCGCTCATCTCCAAAGCTTGGGTGTGAGTGGACTAGCGCAATAATTTTGCCTATCTCCTCGGCATCGATAAATTCTTCCGGCGCAATCTCAAAATAATTGATCGGGTCTGGCGATACATTAACGCACGGGATGTAGATATTTTGCTGACCGTCAAAAACAACAAAACCGCATGATTCCTGCGGTTTGCATTGTTCGGCGTGCGCCAATATCTCTTGTTTTAACTTGTCATCAATCATATTAATTGCCGTATTGTGTCGTACTCGGAAATCCACCAAAAGGCAAAATCGCATTGTCACCAAAGCGCAATTTACAGCCTCTTATGCAGTGTGAGCATTTATCCTTTTTGAGGTCGTTTGTTGGCTTATCAAACTCATCTGCCACCGCGCCGCCAGTGTAACCACATTGAGCAGACCGATACTGCCAAATACAAGTGTCGGAGGTAATCATTAGTAACGGGATTTTTGCGTTATCCGTCTCAGCCGGGGACGCAAGCTCAAAAGTTGCCTGTTGATCGTCAAGCGATTTTAACTGCTCAATGATATAGTAACTGCGCACCTCTTGATTCGGGTCGGCGCTAGGATTAACACCACCCGGAAAGTTTTTAGCGTCTAAATGCTCGGCATAAACAAGACGGCGGGTAACTTTAGCCCCTACTCCCTGCCCAAAATGCGCCACAATACCAGTAACCAATCCGTAAAGGTTGGAAACCGTTAACGTCGGTCTATTGCTTGGGCCTTGTCCGCTAATCTCAAATCCATCTGCTTTAATCGGGTAGGCTTGATACTCATTACCCAGCCACCACAAGTTAACTTGTGACTGATTTAAGCCATTGTGAAACCGTAGTAACTCGCCTTTAGTGTTTGGGTCTGTACTGCTTGAGATGTGACGCAAATCAATTTCCCAAAGCTCTAATAATGCGCCTTGCTCCAATTCCGGCAAAAGTGCGGTCATTTTATCCGGTAGTTTTTTTGGCATATTCTCTCCAATAAAAAACCGCGCTAATTCTACAACCAGCGCGGCTTAGTCAATATATAAAGATAACTCATTGAAATCTTATTAAATTTATAGTTCCGCTATTAGATTGATACATAATTCGGAATTTTTGCTCAGAATTAGAAATTATTGTTTGTTGAGATATGTCAACATTCGGGCATAAACCATGGCCGCTAGTCAACCTAAAATAATGGTCGCCGTTTTGTAGATATATCCTTATATATTGCCCATCTTTAATGTTAAAAGCCTTTTTTCCGTCCACATAAACCGTATGACTACAAGCCGACCCAGGACCTGTATCCCTTAAAAAGGTAACGGGTACCATACCGCTATTATTAATAATAATCTCTTTGTTGATAATTAAGCTTTCCGGGACTGCCGCCCCATCTTTTTCGGTGATTGGACTACTTGAGCAACTAAACAAAAATAATGACATTACAATATATAATAACTTTACCATAAGGACTCCGAAGAATTAAATTGGTAGTTATATTATATTCACAAAAACTAATTAATCTACGTCAACAATCGCAAAATAAGAGATCCTATTCAATGGTGGTCAATTAAATACCTGCTCAAACGGCAGCTCATAATCAATATATACGCCATTGTCTGTGCTTGTCCACTTACGGCAAATAACTAATATTGGCGTTGTTTTGCCAGGCTGTAGCCACTCAAAAGACTTATAGCCACCGTGCCGAGCTAAAAACGCTTCAAGCTCGTTAATAGCCGCTTTATCTCGTTTGCTTAGGCGTACCGTTGGGGTGGCTTTGATTACTACATGGTTAATCCCATCTTGCATGCGTTGAGAGTATCCGTTACCAAATTTAATCTCTTTGATTTTTGGCTCTGTCTCTGTTGTCATGCCCCAACGGACACCCCATTTAAAACGCTCTTTTGCCATACTACCTCGCCATCATTCCGCCGCTTCGCGATTCGGCTTTTAACACATCGTACACCTGCTGTCTTGTTGCTGTTGCAACCATACGCGCAAGTTTTTCATCGTCTGCACCGTTACCATCAAAATTGTTTGTTTGATTGATAATAACACTGCTTCCTCCGCCGCCACTATTTAAGGCTTTGTTTAGATTTTCATTGCTCGTAATTTGACCACTTGCACCCGGCACAAAGATTTCTGGACCGCGCTCACCCACAAGATAAGCTCGACCGCTGCCAACTGGGCCACCATTAGCCCGCGCACCTGATAAGGTTACGCTTGTTAATTGGCTTAATACTGACGCACCTTGTGACGCAACTGCCGCCATATTGGCAAACTTTTGCGCTGGAGTAACTGCGGTAGGGTCATTCATGGCTTTCATCACGGCCGCATGGAGGTTGAGCATAGATTCGGCAATTTGAAACGATTTTGAGATGGCAAAAAGCGTTCGATATGCCGCAGACTGCTTACCACCTGCAGATTCCGCCAATCCCGCCAATCCATCAAATAATGATGCGGCAATGTTTAGCTGTGTCGTTAGTGCTTGTCTATCTAAATCTTCCTTGCGTTGTCGATACTGATCTTCTATTAATGCTTTAGCCTCTTCGAACTGTTGGACATTGATAAGTTGCTGCTCATACAGTTCTTGTGCCTTAACTAGCTGATCTTCTCGAGTAATATCGCTTTGGACATACGGATCATTACCTGAACCACGAATATCATTAAAAAATGACCGCACTTTATCAGCTCTGTCCTTATCTTCTTTAATCTCTTTCGCTTTCTGTTTTTCTAAAGCTTGATCGTATGCTTGAGCCTCTAGCTCAAGATAATGCTTTCTCAACTCTAACGCACTACTAAAACCGCGCTCTTTGGCATCTTTCTCGGATATAGCCATTCCATTGATTTTGGTTATGCGTTGTTGATGCTGCAACTCTAACTTTTGCATTTCATTAGCATATTGCATATCCAAAGACGCAACATCACTCGTTTTACTACCTGAGCCATGTTTAGACTTAATGGACGCTTTCTTGTTCTCTCCTTTGCTTATTGCGGCAAGTTGCTCATTGTAGTTTTGTTCGAGTTTATCAAGTTCTGAGTTTCTTAATTGATCAATTGTTTCAAAACCACGTTTTTTAATTTCAACTTCGCTTAGAACAAGATTTTGTATCGCTTTCTTGTCTTTTTCATGTTGCTCTGTTAGCTTTTGTTGTCGAGATTTTAGTTTATCTTCAATCTTTTCGAGTTGAGCCTTACCGGCTTTCTCTTTTTCTTCTTTCTCTGCTTTCTTGCGATTAGCTTCTGCGGCATCCGCATCAGCCTTTTGTTTATCCTGTTCTTCTTTTAGTTTTGCACGAGCCTTATCTAGGTTAGCTTGCTGTTGGTCCATTTGCTCACGCATCGCAGCCAAGACTTCATCGCTACCATCAAAAGCCCCAGATTCAAACTGTTGTTCTAGAGACTTTTTGGATTTCTCTAGGATAGATATTTCATTCTCTAAGTTTTTAACATGGGTAGCGGTATCAACCCCTTTCATTGCTTTGGTTAATTTGATAAAAGATGTCGAAAGACTATCTACCACACCTTTGAAAAACTTAGTAATACCTGTTGTTTCGGCAAACTGTTCTTTTAGCTCATCTGTTGCCTGCCCTAGTGTATCTAGAGCACCAGATAATGTGCCACTCGCAGAAGATTCACCAGTGCCGCTGACACGCTCTTGTAGCGCCTTAAATATAATTTCTTGCGCCTTAGCTTTATCACCAGTTTCAACAAACGAATTGATTAAATCCTGCTGTTCAGAAGTGAGCTCTATGCCTTTTCTTTTCAGGATAGATATTGCATCGACTGGACTTTCCAACGCACGCCCAAGGTTTCTAGCCTCGCTTGAAATATCAGTACCAAATGTCTCAGCTAAATCTTGTGATAGTTTAATCGCCTCTTTAAATGATTCTCCAGTAACGCTTTTAAATGTCATCATTACTGACATTGCTTGGCGAACACCATCGGTGCTGGCAAGCGTATTCATCGCAACAGATCGAGCAAATTTATCCAGCTCAGAAGATGAAAAACCAACGGCCGCGCCAGTCGCCCTTAATTGAGCCTCTGTCCTCGCCATATAGCGCTCTGTTTCTTCAAAAATCTTTATACCGTCGCCTAAAGAACCAACGAAAGAAACTACTGCACCAGTGGCAGCTAATGCCGCTGTAGCTAACCCACCAATCGCAATTTTAGTGAGATTAATACCGCCATGGGTTTTACCAAAACCATCTAGAGATTTTTTAGCCTTGTTAATTTCTTCTGTAAACTTGGCTGTCTCTGCCTCGAGTTTTATTTTTAAATTGCTAATCTGATCCAATTCTCAACACTCCTGAATTTGCAGCAGAAGCCTCCATCATTTCCTCATCCGTCATTTCTTTTGGCGGCTCATCAGAATTAAAGATAGAAAAATCCCTAGCGGTTACAACCTGTTTTGCGGCTGCGCAGTTATAGACCGAACTTGTGATTATTCCGTAGCCATAATCAAGCATTTCCAGCGTGAATGGTCGCGCCCCGAAATATTTATACCAAGAAAAATACTCCGCAAGGGACATCTCACGGAGCATTCTTCGGTAGTCTGCACGCTTAAATTCGTGCGCAAGTTTTAAAACAAAATCAAGTTCGGCCTCTAGACGTTTTTTACTTCGTCATCCGCACTCTCAGTTTCTTCACGCCCCTCAGATTTAGGGAAGTTACACACATTTTGAACAGCCTCTAAGACCAAATAAAAGTCGCTATTGGTAAGCGTTGTTAATACTTCTTTTTGCAACTCTTCAATAGTTTTATCTGTCTGAGAATGTGACAATGAAAAAGCGATTAATCTTGCATGAGCCAACAAGTTATTTCTTGTCATTTGGTTCAGTTTTGCATTAATTTCCTTTTCTGTATCTTCCGTTTTGATCGGTTCGGGTTTTTCCAGGGAATTCATATACTCGATATATTCGAGATAATCTAAAGCAGATAACGCCGATAACTGAAGAACTTGCCCACTAACTTCAAACTTGATTTGTTTTAACATAATTAATCACCTGCTTGATTTGTTTCAGCTAATAACGGTTTACCAACATTGGTTAGCTTGATTGTACGAGTCATTGTCTCATTTTGTGGGACAGCTTTACCTAAAGACGAAACCCAAGCAAAATAAACATCTCGCGTACCGTTTGGATATACAACTAGGTAAAATTTCTTCTTACCGCTATCAAAGTCTGTAACGATAGCTTGTTGAGCAGTATCCCCTGGCAACCATGCAAGAGTGATTGATGTTTCACCTGCTGATTTAGCACCTTGGCTTGTTGATTTCCATTCTGCGTTTGGATCGTCTAAGTAGTTGTCTTCATAGCTTTCCGCAGTAACTTCACCAGGTGATAACTCTTTAATTTTTGCAATACGTTCCCAGTTTTCGGCTTTTTTAATTTCTGCCGCTGAAATTGTTCCACCTTGAATAGCAGTGGTTTCTTTCTCATCTTTTAAACGAAAAAACTGCGTACCTGCGCCTTTCATTGGTATTGTGTCTTTTTTAGCCATTATTGACCTCATAAGTAATGTTGTATTGGATGTCGGCAGCGATCCATGTTGCCATCTGCTCGTCCTGATCGTAATCAAAAGACGAGAATGCAGTTGTCTCGGTTAGGCTTGATAATGATTCTTCAACGATGCCACTTTCATAGATTTCTTGAGCAAGTTTATCTAAGTCATCTTCTCTCGATGCAGAACGCATAAATGCCGCAACGTGTAGTATCGCCTGTAATGTTCCGTCTAAATAACCAGTTGGCGTAACATTACTAATAAATACTGCAACTGTTGGACTTTGGGTTTCGATATCGGTGAATGATGGCTTGCCATTGTTAAACTCCTTAACCTTTGGTAAATGCGGTTTTAAAGCATTAATGACAGCTTGCCTGATTTCTGAATGAATTTTCATTTTTTAACCACTATCTGTATTTGCCTAATTAATTGATTTCTTAACTCCATTGGCATTTCATTTTCGTACGCTCTCTTAACCTCTGCGTGGAATGCCTCTGTAAGTGGAATTTTGAGTGGAATTTTGACTACATCGATAGGATAACGATCTTTCCCTTGTCGTTGCATTACTTGAGTTCGCCCATTCTTGAGCTCTTGAATAAACGACCGTTGATAAAAACGATTTCCAACTTTTAGTTGACCTTTATTTTCGCCTTTTCGAATAAATCTACCATCACCTTTAACCAACCGAATAACGGGTAAATTTCCTCGATTAACTTTAATAAATGCACTTAATCGTCTTGGCTTGGCTCGTTCTAGTTTTGCTCGCCCTTTAATAAAGCGCTTAGGCACATCCACTTTCTTGGACGTATCTATTACAGCTCTCACCATAACTTTTGCAGCAACATTATTAATTGTGCGTGCCATAGCTTGAGGAACGGCTTTTTTATCAATATCCGTTAGAGCCTTTTTGGCTTTTTCGATGTCGTCATTAATTGCCATTAGTAACTCGCATCCTCTTCAAGCTGAAGAATAATCGTTCCCGAATTAAAGCTGAAACCACTGACAAGATAATCAATGTTATTTATTGTTACGAGGTCATTTTTCTTTGGTTTATAACCAGAAGATTTGAATAGCGTAAGCGTACGATAAACTCCATTAATTGGTTCAACTTCTTTAGGCGACTCATCTAACACTGCTTTGTATTTTTTGCCGTTGATAACATAGACGGACATCATCACATCTGATATGACTTTGTCCGCCTGTGCTAATGCGTCATCAAACGGACTAAGCGTTGATTTTGACATCTACAGTGTCCACGGTTGCACCGCTTGCGCGCCACGCAACGCCTAAGCGCTTGTTGCTACCAGCGGTAATCGTTGCACCTTCAGTTGCTGACCAGTAAACGATCGCACCTTGTTTAATGTCATCTGCCGCTTTTGCTTTAACGGTAAATACACCAGTAGTTAAGCCAACGCCTGCACCGCCTTGAGCAACATCATTTTCTGCAACAACTGCAAGATTTTCGATCATTGCAACATCACCGCTCTTCATGGCAGCGGTCGCGGTAAAGCGTACTGTATTGCCATCTTGTACGTAATTTTTAGCCATACTTAATTAATCCTATGATTTATTTAATAAAAAACCGCACTTCGATTAAAAGTGCGGTCGTTATTTATTGTACGTTAAGTTACTTATTGGTAACTTTTACAATGCCGCGATAGTCAATCACGTTCACGCCAGCATCAATGCGTACTTTGGTAGATACACCATCAACAGTAAAGCCGTTTTGTTGCTCAATGTATGGCGTGTCAATGCCGTCAAGGTAAGAAACTTCAATTGCTTCTTTATTGATTAAGTACCAAGATTTCGGATCAGCGACTTGTAAACGTGCTGATTTAAGCGCTGGCACAACATCGCGGATTGGGTTAATGATGCCAGAGTTAGCATCTGCACCCTCAACACTTGCCGAGCCTAAAACTTGTTTAGCGCGGGTGTAAAGCGATGTTGGCAACAACATAAATTCAGGTTCAATCGCCAACGGTTCACCACGGGCATTAACAAAGCCATTCATCATTTGGATAGCTTTATCAATATTGATTACATCCAATGCGGCATTATCAAATGAGTTTTTGTGCGAGGCATCAAATAATTTTTTGCCATCTTGTGCAATCGCGTTACCAGTTAATAACGCAAACACTAATTTAGCGATTGTTGCACGTGCAGCTTGTCCCATTTTTTCAGGGATTTTTGTCAATAAGTGCATATCGTCATTGATGATTGCTTGACGGGTAATGCTAAATAATTGCCCGTAGGTCGCTAATGCAACGCTAGCGCCCTCATCGCCGATTGTGCCGTAGGTGTACTCCTCACCCTCACCGACTTGTGGTAAGTAACCAAAATCACCCAATCCAACGCGTTTGGCCGCGCGGAAGTCGGTTAGCGTACCGCGTGAGGTAAACTGATCAAAGTTTTCCGCCGCAGTCTCCCAGCCTTTAAGTAATGATTTGTGCGCCACATCAATTAAGATTTGACCGAAGTCAGAGCTTGAGTGTGTAAATGCTAAGCCGACCATGCTCATAGCATTTTGACCAGATACACTAACGCCACGATCAACCAATGATGCACGAGCAAGCTCGCGTAAGGTCATTGCGTTGTAGGCATTGTCTTTGGCATTCGCTTTATCTTTATCGATGCCTGCACGAGCTAATAAGGATTGTTTAACGCTATCGCCAACAATATTACCGTTATCTGCATAAGGTGTTACTGCTGCGCTTGGGGTTGTACCTGCACCAAGTTTTGCTAATAATTTGTCTTTGGCTTGCTCAGCGGTAATTGATAAATCACTCAAGCACTCAACCAACAAAGAGTCGTGAGCTGAGCCAAACGGTGCGAATACTGCTTTAATATCTGCATTGCGTTTGTTTAACTCGGCTTGTACTTGAGCTGTATTATCCACTGGCATAGTTGATGATTTATTAACTGGCGCTGATTGTTCAGTTGGTGTTGCTTGTGGTGCAGATGCGCCAGCGTTGCCTTGTGGCTTAAACAACATATTTTTAATTTCATTAGGCATTTTTTCAAAGTCCTCTAATTTTCGTGATTTAATAGACGCCATCGCCACAAGTGGTTCGGCTAGTTTGTCAGCAAATCCTTGTTCAACGCATTCTTTACCGTTGAGCCAAGTTTCTGCAGATAGCATTTCTGCTAATTCTTCAGGTGTTTTTCCTGTCTTATTTGCGTAAGCAGGGATTAGCGTATTTTCGACCTTATCTAATAGGTCGGCATACTTGCGCATATCCTCAGCATCACCGCCTTGGATACCCCAAGGCTTATGGATCATCATCATTGCATTTTCGGGCATAATTACTTCGTTTCCAGCCATTGCAATAACGCTCGCCATACTTGCCGCCAAACCGTCAATGTAAACTGTCACATTAGCTGGATGGTTTTTTAACAAGTTGTAAATGGCGATTCCGTCAAAAACATCACCACCTGGGGAGTGGATATGTAAGTTAATCTGTTTTAAGTTATTGCCGCAGGATTTTAAATCTTGCGCAAAACTAGCCGCAGACACACCCCAAAATCCGATCTCATCATAAATTGAGATTTCTGCTGTATCTTTGGCTTTGGCTTTGATTGAGTACCAAGACTGGTTATTCGTCTTTGTCCCGCTCGTTGCCATCGCCATTGGCGACAGAATCATTTTTCGCTTGTGCATTGTTTGTCGTTCCTGTGTTAGTTAAATCCGTGTCAAACTTCAGACCCAATTCTCGGTTTTCCTCAACCTCAACCTTACGTCTGCGTTTAACTTCCGCTGGATTGCTACCGCTTGCTCTTACTGCTTGGCTTTCCGTTGCTAATCCACCTTTAATACGCTCTTTCCAGGCTTGCGCCTCTTTAGTCGGATCAATCCACGGCATAACTGGGCCACTATAAACAGCGTTATAAAGTGATGCAGGATCGATATCGACTGGCACCTCAATCTCGCCACTGACAATCGCCATTTTTAGCCATTCGCGGTAGATTGGACGAGAGATATGCGCAACAAAGGTATCTTGTAAAACGGAGTAACCCTCAAAGCTCTCAACCAACTCTTGGCGTTGGCTTGAGTAAGTGCCGTTATAGTCACGGGCAATGCTTGAGTAGCTTGAGCGAGTACCAGCCGCGGTTGCTCTTAATTGACCATTTCTAAAGGTTTCGAGATTGACATTCGGGCGATTAGAATTAATTAACCCAATATCTTCACCAGGCTTTAAATCATCAATGATTGCACCTGGAGCAATTTCAAAGTCGCGCTCAGGGCTATCCGTGCTGTAATCCTCGTTGTCCCCATAGAGTGCCGCATCGCCTTTTCGGATATACATCGTAAAGGCTGCGGCAATTCGTGCGGCTACACGCTCGCTCTCTTCGTAGTCTTTAAGATCTGATAGGCGGATAATTACACCATGCAACATCGACACACCGCGTAACTGGTGCAGGCGTTTTTTAAACGCAAGGTGCAGCATATTTTCAGCAGGCACCATTTTAACTCGCCCGTAAGTGCGGTTATTTTCCTGTGGATTATCCATGTAAACCCGATAAGACACAGGACGACGCCAGGCATTAATCTCTATACCTTGGATTACATTAGCTGTGTCAGATTGCCACATCGGCACAAAATCAGGCTCCAACGCTTCAAGACTAAATGCAATGTCAGTGCTATGATTTAGTCCAGCTACACTACCGCGCACAAGCTGGATAAATACCTCACCATCTCGTAACCAAGTGCGCAAAAGCATTCGCTCAAGTTCTGGTCGAGTAAATTGTCCAGTGACCTCTGGACGCACAGACCATTCCGCCCATTTTTTGCGGATTTGTTCCGCCAAATCCTCATCAACATCGCCACTTAAATTTAGCGGCTGTGGCTCAATATGGATACCTCTTGAGCCGATAACTCGCTCCTCCATCTTGTCCAAGATGCCAATCACAATATCGTGATTTTGGTCTAATGCCCTTGCCTGCTCTCGCAAACTTACCGCGCTTTGCTTTGTCGATACGTTCGCGCCTTGGCTTTCGCGTTTTGCTTTGTGTGTACGATTTGGCATAGCCGCCTCATAAGCATTCATCACATAGCGATTTTTCGCTCGCTGTGCGCCCCATTTAGGCGAGATTGCGGCAATCGCTTTATCTACTATTCCCATTTTTTAAAATCTCGCATATCTGATTCTATGGTGTTTAACGCGCTGTCTTGTTTCCGCTAACAACTCATTTAGCATTTGTTGATAGCGGTCACGTTGTTTTGTCCATTCAGACACTTGATAAGATACCGAACGCCCATTAAAGCTCACTTGGCTTTGGGCGTTTTCAATTTTTTCATCAAGCGCTCTGATTTTTTCTTCGAGTTCTTCTCTTTCGTAGATAGCCATTTTTGCCCCAATAAAAAACCGCACTTTTTTACGGTGCGGTTAGTTAAGTAGTGGTAACTCAATTTGCAATTTATCTTCAAAGATTTTAAGTGTTGCTTCAAGCAACGGCTTTTTACCTTTCCATTCGTTCAGCGCCTTACCACAAACGCTTGCTAATTGTTTTTCGGCTTTATGCTCACCCAAGGCTTGGTAATATTGCTCAAGCAATGTCATATTGCCAGATAATAATTGCTCCTGCATAAAGTTAAAGGCTTTGATGTAAGCGATCTTAATTGCCATTGCTTTTTTGGTTTTATATCCCATAACCAGCAACATAAACCCGTCTTTTGTCATCTCAAACATTGGACGCTTTTCGCCTTTTTTATCGATATATTCAACCAAACCAAAATTGGTTCGGTTAAATTCGTCATCACCAGCTTCTAAAATTTCACGGATATCACGTATAACATGGTAATGATACTTGCCAAAAACTTTTGCTACAGTTTCTGATGTGGTAATAGTTTTTGAGCCTTTGTTTTGTACAAACTGTTTAAAATTTTCGGGATTTGCTAATTGCATTTTCTGTCTCCAAATTTAGATAATAAAAAGCCCCAACTATCTCTAGTCAGGGCTTGAGTTATTACCGCAACATATCCACCTTTTCATAGGCTCGGTATCTACCGATTTAAGGTTGTCTAGGAGTTAAAGCCAACCGCTTTTTTTACTTACGTCACCGTTTAGCCAATTACTTTTTGTTTTGGGTTTCGGTTGAGGTTTTACTTGTTCAATTTCTACCGCACTTTCAGTGTCTTCCTCTGGTGCGGTTGTCTCTTTTCTGATTACATTAGGGTTTACGCTTGGCAATTTCGCCCAGTATGGGACATTGTCCTCATCTCCCCACTTGATACGCTCATAACCACGCAAAATAGCTATGGCGTGGGCGTAACAAAATAAGTCAAACGCCTCATTGTTGCCTTTCCCTGGTTTTCGCCACTTACCGTCTTGTCCGCGTTCCTCATAGGTCAGCTCATCAAAAAACCATTCGCCTAACCATGATGGGAAATGAATGTAATTGGCACCAACAGTCTCTCGACTCAGTGCATTACTAATGCGATCTTTGAGTTGGTCTGTTTGGAGTAGGTATAGCGGCACATCTCCGCGTGCTTTAGCATGTCGATCTGACCGTGAGGTATTATCAGGATAGGTGCGAGAAATCAGTTTCTGTCGTTTGGTACTATCACCTTTAACGAGATAGACACGCTTAGATAATCCATCTCGTTTGCATCTGCGCCAAAATTTATAGGCGTTATCCGTTACACCATCCTCACCGCCACTATCCACCGCCATTGCAAGGATTGGCATAAATCCGCCGTCTAATCCCTTAATACGATATTGCTTATTGAGCACATCACTAATGAGTAAATCCCAGTCCTCAGGGTAGGCGGACGGATCAATCGGGAGGCTTTCTCCGTCTGAATTGCTCCGCATTGATGATTTAATGTTGTATCTATCAATGAGCCACCGTTCGCTATTTTCACCATAGCCCACAATTTGGACGACAAAACGGCGATTCCGCCCCCCCTGTACGTCAACCGCAGCCAATAAAAAACGGCACCCATAAGGTACCGTTATTTTTTCGGTTTCTTCTCGCCGCTCCATCAGCTCATCACTTCGGCGTTGCTCTAATGCAGAGCGCGGTAAATAAGGCAATCCCCAGTCTGTATTTGTTACTGCCTTTAGCGTTTCTTCACTGCCAGTCATTTCAAATTCATGTTCAGCAGTGAGTAATTTATAGGTTAATTGCGCCCATGTTTGATAAGCGGCTGCAGGGCCTTCCAGCCAAAATGATGCAATACGAGAGTTTCTTCCCTCGCCATGGATTACACCGTCTTTATCTAT